AGTAACCTATCCAAGCAAAAGTCTGCAAGACCGCGCATTTAACTACCAGCGCGGCTCAGACGTGCAAGCGCTCTGGCGTGAGCACGGCTGGGTGCCGCCCAGCGAAGGCATGACACCGCCGCCGCCTGAGAAAGCGTTTGAGCTTAGGAGAGTACGCTGATGATGCCTGCGATTCAAATGGGCCCAACCGCGCCCGTGCATCAACTAAAGTTTTGCACCAAGTGCCAAGCTGATAAGCCGCCAGAGGGCGGCGTTGAGATGGGCGCAAAATGGAACTGCCAGCTTTGCTGGGTTAGACGAACAACTGGTAAACACTTGAGACAAAATGCCAAGACCAAAACCACCTGAACCTCTACTAGGACGACAAGTCCGAATGTCTGACCGACATTGGATGATCTTGCAAGAACTTGGCGGTGCTGAGTGGTTGCGCAAGCAATTGGATAAAAATGCCAAGATGCCAGCCAAGTATTACCGCCATGAACTAGACGCACCGTCTAAAAAGGAAACCAATGACTAGCGGATGGAGAAAACGACAAATTCAGATGCCCAAGTTTGATATTTGGGAGCGCGAAACTTTGGTTGACTTTGCTGGCGAATGCTACGTCAAACTGTGCGAACAGGATGACATCATTCAGCAGTTGCAATGCGACTTGAAGACGGCCATTGAGGCTTACAGGGCGTTGGCTAAAGAATAAGGGCGCATTCGGCTTGTCTGCGCTTGGTTAACCCCGCCAGAACTTTGCCGCCGCCTTTATTCCAAAGCATCAATTGCTCCTTAGCGCCGTCCCAATCTTGGGCGTTGATCTTGCGCTTGAGGGTTGAAGTTTGAAGTCGGCCTGTCCCTAAGTTATAGCAAAAGTCCACGATGGCGTTGCATTTGCGCTCATCAGTTGCAAGGATGGGGCAATTGCGCAAAACGCCTGGCAGGTACGTATGTTCAAGTTCCACCATCAAAAGCGCGCGCGCCGTGGGTTCATCCATCGGCGCGTCTTCCAATGTCACTTTGCGCCCGTCAGCGTAGTAAGTTGAACCGTACCCAATCGTGGCCACATTAGCTGGACAAAGGTACGGCTTGGCGCGGTAGCCCTCAAACTGACGGCACAGTGCAGCGGCCAGTTCTAAGTTCATAACCCGCGTTGCTTTAAAGTTCTATCGAGGAACCAATAGTTAATTGTTCCAGCTAAGAGTGCTGAAAAGTCAGGCGACATCATCATCTTAAAAACTTCCATGGGGGCAGCGCCTGCAATCCATGAGTTCCAACCAAACCACAAATGCACAAAAGACCAGACCAAAAGAATCCAGTATGTAACGACAGGACGAACAGATGCAGACAAACTAGCCGCCCATCCACCTGCGGCTTTGACCATTGCGGCTTGTTGCTCAATTGCGGCGTTAAAGGCGTCCATGACCCCCACATCAACTGCCGCCTCTCGTTGTGCCCCAATCTCAGCCAGCTTCATCTGACCTCTGATTTGCTCCAGTTCACACTGGCGGGCAAACATAAGCATCTCATGCGACCTTTCGTTCTTCTTGTCAAAAAACTTCAACACCTCGGGAGCCAAGCGAAATATACCGCCTAGCGCCCCACCCAATATTCCACCAAATACTTCAAACATAATCAATCCTCCGACATATCAGTTGCAGCCAAGTTTATACGGGTCTTCAGAGCCGCAATATCCTCTGGCTTGGTTTTAAATCCAATGGCCACATACCCAGCAAACTTACCCATATCTGGGGGAATAGAGCCTCTACACATAAACTTTACACCTTGCTTTGCGCCCCACTCACCAACTTTGGACGATGGGTTGAAATCTTCACACAGGACTTCATTGTTTAGCATAGCCACCATAGCGGCGTTGCGGTCTGCACTTGCGTTGAATAGGGATGTTACCGTGCCTTCCATTGACTTCTCTCGTGAACCATCGGCGTTCAAGGCCAACACGGTGGTGCGGCTGTTTGTTGTCAAGTTAGCTTTATGAACCAGCACAACCAAGCCGTCTAAGTCTTTCATCAAACTACGGGCTGGGGAAAGTAACGCTTCCTGCTTTGCCAACTGAGGCATCTTGTCCTGAGTCGTGATAGCGTGGAGGATGACCTGACGGGAATCCCAAGCAAAGTAGCCTGCAAAAAACAAGAACGACAGCAGAATAACCGTGAACAGCTTGAAGGGGTTGTCCACCCACTCAATTAAACCGATGACTTTACCAAGGGCGCTATCATCCTTTTTGGCTTCAGCTTTAACAGGTGCTGGCGCGGCAACAGACACATTGATTGTCTGCTCGGCTTTAGGCTTGGGTGTGCGCCGTTTAACGGGCGCTACCTTTGCAGGGACTTTTTTTGCTGTAACCATGTTAATCCTTATGCGTATAAATCTAGTCTACGATTTTTAAACATTGCCAACTCCAACTGGTTAACCCTAGCCTTTTTGTTATACAGTTCCACTTCTAATTCTGCTCTTGCCAATTCAACCTTACGCGCTTTTATTGCAAGCCTGTAATCTTCGTCTACCTTTTCAGCAGCTTTGTCAAAAACAATTTTTTGAAAATCGTATTTTGGTTGAACCATCGGATACCACTTGCTTGGGATAATCATTTCTTTTCCCGTTCAAGCGCGTCCTTGTATCCATGAACTATTTTTGCTCTAAGCCACGTAGAGTCCGACGTCCCCGCCCATTCCGACAAGTTGTTCCAGATGACTGTGTAATCCGTTGACTTGCAATGGCCTGCGTTTTGATCCAGCCAAGCCATCATTTCTTTGTGCCGCTGTGTAGGATCGTGGACTGTATAAGCTATTCCATAGAACTCTCGAACGTAACAGCCATTCTTGGCCACGGCTCCAACTAGCCCTAACAGCAGTAAGAGTAGGAGCCAGCGCATTCATTTGTCTACTTTATTGTCCAGTTTGTCAAAGATTTTGCCAAGCATTTCTTTAACTTCACGCATGTCAGACCGATAGTCGTCCCGCGTGACGTAGTTTAAAGGCATCGCCCGAACGTCTGTGTCGAGGCGTTCAAGCGAACGATAGATGTTGTTTAGTACCCAACCACCTAAAAACCCCGCGAGACTGACCGCGATGTTAAATAAAACTTGCGATTCCATTACCGGGCCAATGCGTTTTGATTTTCAGGTTCTGCGCGGCGTGACATTTCAGAGCCGAGCGCCCGAGTGCCGGCTAAACCTGCGGCAGCACCGACGCCAGGCGTGACCGCACGGCGAGCCGCTTGCAGTTTAATAGCGGCCTCAATTTGATCAGCAGCTATGGCAGGGTTGGTCAACTCCCGTGCAATTTCTAGCGCAATCTTATCGTCCATGCGTAGCGCCAAGCGCTTAACAACATTGTTAAACACCGTAATTGGTACGGATAAAAAGTTTGGTAAAGGCAATCCAGCTTCTCTACCAGTTTTTGTGGCCAGACTTTTAATGTCGGTGCCTGCATCTGCGCCAGCTTTTACCAAGCGCTGATACTCACCTTCACGTAATAGATCTTGTCGCACCGCATTTACGTGGCTTAATTGTTCGTTGCTCGACTGCAAGCGCGTTAGCGCCCGCTGGCAACGGCGGCGCTAATTTATTACCGCTGGCTTTTGCAAGTTCTTCAATCTTTGCCAAACGAGCGGCGTCTTTTGCAACTACAGCAACGCGCTGAGTAATGTTCATGCCAGCGCCGTCAAGAATCTTAAGCGGCTCGGCGTATTTTTTCATAAACGCGGCGTGCGACTCTGGCGTTACGCGGCCAGCCGCGTCTGTTACTTCGCGGCGGTATAGATCTTCAATGCCAGTGCGTGCAATCTTCATTGCGTCTGGGTTTTTGTCAAACAAACGCAAGAAGTCTTTAGCTTCACTTTCGCCTTTAGGTTGAAAGTATCTGTTGACAACATCTTCCGGCTTAATTTTGGTTTCTTGCAAGTTTGTTTGCTTAAACAAGTTGGCGTTAATGCCTTCTTTAAAGCGAGGCGCGTATTGTGTGCGATAGGTGTCTAGCGCGCCTTTGTACAGCGTCTTAGTTTCGTCAGTTAAAGTAGTGCTTGACTTAACCGCATCGTCGATTGCGGCATGCAACTGTTTTAGATTTCTAAGCGTTGTGGCCGCCATGGGCGCGTTGCTTGCCGAGGCCGCCGCGATGTCGGCATTGATGGCTTTGCGAACGTCATCAAGTTGCAAGAGCGTTGCTTCAGGCGTTGCGGGTGGTGGTGTAGGCGCTTTTGCGGTTTTAAAACCTGCCTTACCAACAGTTACTGCTTCCGCTTCAGGCACTGACGGCATAAACCCGCGCAATTTGCGTACTGTATCAGGCGCAGTTTCGGTAGCAAAACTGGACAGCTTACGATCAAGAATACGTTCGGCTTCGCTGACAACTTTTGACACGTCAATCTTTGCGTCGCCAGCAGCTTCAAACGCCGCGTCGTA